TTATGGCTATTGCTCCAAATGCTTCTTCGTCTATCATTATGGGAAATACTAGCCCTAGTATTGAGCCTTATCGTGCTAACGCTTACCGTCAGGACACTTTATCTGGCTCATTTTTGAATAAGAATCGTTGGCTTGATAAAGTAATTAGAGAAAAATTAAAATTGCAAGAAGGAATGGATTCTGGCACCTATGCTGATACATGGTCTTCAATTATTGCCAATGATGGTTCAGTACAACATTTAGATTGGATGGACGAACACACTAAAGAAGTGTTTAAGACTTCAATGGAGATTGACCAACGTTGGGTGATTGAACATGCGGCAGACCGTCAAGTTTACATTGACCAAGCACAATCATTGAATGTGTTCTTTAGACCAGATTCGCATATCAAATATATACATGCTATTCACTTCTTAGCATGGAAAAAAGGAGTTAAAACTCTTTACTATTGCCGTTCAGAAAAATTAGCAAAGGCTGATAAAGTTTCTAAGAGAATTGAACGTGATGTAATTAAAGAAATTGATATGACAGCAATTGCTGGTGGTAATGACTGTATCGCCTGCGAAGGTTAAAAATGCTAGAAACAATCTGCGATATTATGGTAGATGCATACAAGCGGAATTGGATTACAAGTCGTGATGGTAATGTGAGTATTCGCCATCACGACCGAGATCATTTTTATATTACACCAAGCGGTGTTCGCAAACAAACATTGCAACCAGATCAATTTAAAAAAATAGGTGTAAGTAAAAACTATCGAGGTGAACCATTTCATACAATTTTACCTTACACCGATATCAGTGAAAAATTAAACCCGAGTGGTGAATTACCCCTTCATTTTGGCTTACAAAAAAAGATGGGTCAACATAGTGGTGATGTTAGAGTTGTTGTACATGTACATCCAACTTATTGTGTTGCGGCAATGCACGCCGGTATTGATTTAAGTACAATAAGTAATGCATTTCCGGAACTTAATCGTTATACAAAAGTTGCAAGTAATGTTGGTGATGTGCCTCCTATCAGTCAAGAACTTGCAAATCAATGTTTTGAAAATCTAAAATTGGATAATTACGGTAACATTTCTTATGACATTGTTGGTATCAAAGGTCACGGCGTTGTGGCTATTGATACAAGTCCATGGCGTGCATTTGAACACATCGAAAGATTAGAACATATTTGCAAAATTGTTTTGGCGTCAGGAAAAAAATGTTAGAATTAATTTACTTACTCATAGCAACACATATTACAATATTATGCGTTACAATTTACTTACACAGAGGGCAAGCACACAAGGGACTCGAATTTCATCCAATACTAGAACACTTCATGCGGTTTTGGCTCTGGCTGACAACAGGAATGGTTACGAAACAATGGGTAGCAATACACCGCAAACATCACAGGTTTAGTGACAAAGAAGGTGACCCACACAGTCCTCACGTTTTTGGATTTTGGAAAGTTTTGTCCAAAGGTGCATTATTATACAATGATGCGGCCAAAGATAAAGACATGATTAACACATATGGTGTCGGAACACCTGATGATTGGATGGAACAGAATGTATACAGCAAGCATTCTCGTTTGGGAATTATTTTGCTATTGGCCGTAAATTTATTATGCTTTTCTTGGTGGGGACTATTAATTTGGGCAATTCAAATGCTTTGGATTCCATTTTGGGCCGCAGGTGTGGTAAACGGCATAGGTCACTGGTTTGGCTATCGCAATGGTGAAACAAAAGATCAAAGTTGTAATATCAGCCCCATTGGTATTATAATTGGTGGAGAAGAACTACATAATAATCATCATTTGAACCCTGCAAATCCAAAAATGAGCAGGCGTTGGTTTGAACTTGATATGGGTTGGTTATATATAAGATTCTTTAGTATATTGGGATTAATTAAAATTAAACAGGAGCAAAAATGAAAAAACTATTATTAACATTATTATTCGTACCGTTAGTTGTATTTGCACAAAAAGAAAAAAGTGGTGTAACTTATGATGCGGTATTGACAAGAGTTGTGGATGGTGATACAGTAGCATTCCAAGCCAACTGGTTGCCTGATCCTTTGAAAAAGGAATTGAGTGTACGTGTTTTCGGTGTTGATACACCTGAGAAAGGTCACCGTGCAAAGTGTCCAAGTGAAGATGCCCGTGGTCAAGCCGCAACAGCATTCACGAAAGCACAAATTAATGCGGCACAAAAACGTCAAATCATTTTGATGGATTGGGACAAGTATGGTGGTCGAGTATTGGGTGACGTTTTACTCGATGGTAAAAGTTTAAGACAAATGTTAATAACAAATGGTTTCGCACGTGAATATTACGGTGAAGCCAAAACCTCATGGTGCTAATTATATGAAAAAGATTTTAAGATTTACGGCATCTTGGTGCCAACCTTGCAAGAACCTAGCTAAACAATTGGAAGAAATTGATACGGGTCTTCCAATTGAAGTAGTTGACATTGATGTTGATACAGAATTAGCAATGGATTATGGTATTCGTTCAGTTCCAACATTAGTCATTCTTGACGAAAATGTGGAAGTTAAGAGAATGACTGGTTTAGTGACAAAAGAAATTTTGAAGAATTGGATTGAAGCATGATTAAAAAGACCGCTTCTAGACTAACGGATGATAGAAACAATTTTAAACCTTTCAATTATCCTTGGGCTTATGATGCATGGCTAAAGCATGAACAGTCACATTGGCTTCATACAGAAGTTCCAATGGCTGAAGATGTGAAAGATTGGAAAAAGAAGTTAACGGAAGAAGAAAAACGTTTCTTAACAAATATCTTCCGTTTCTTTACACAGGGTGATGTTGACGTTGCTGGTGGTTATGTAAGGAATTATCTTCCTTATTTCCCACAACCAGAAGTTCGAATGATGTTGATGGGTTTTGCCGCACGTGAAGCACTTCACATTGCCGCTTACTCACATTTGATTGAAACACTAGGCTTACCTGAAACAACATACAATCAATTCTTGGATTACCAAGAAATGAAAGACAAGCATGATTATGTTTTAGATATTGCAAGCAAAAATGGAACAAAGGAAAATACTGCACGCCACATCGCCGTGTTCAGTGCTTTTACTGAAGGTATGCAGTTATTTTCCTCCTTCGTTATGTTGTTGAATTTCCCACGCACCGGTAAGATGAAAGGTATGGGACAGATTGTAACTTGGTCTATTGTTGATGAGACAATGCATGCCGAGAACATGATGAAATTATTCAAAACATACATAAGCGAGAATCAAGAAATCTGGAATGATGAATTGAAATCATCTATCTACACTATTGCTGAACGCATGGTTGAATTAGAAGATAAATTTATTGATTTGTCATTTGGTGTCAGTGAAATGGAAGGTCTCACAGCAGACGATTTGAAAAAATACATCCGTTACATTGCTGACCGCAGATTGATTGGTCTTGGTATGAAGGGTATCTTTAAAGTCAAACGCAATCCATTACCATGGGTTGAGGAGATGATTAATGCACCTACACATACCAACTTTTTTGAAAATCGTGCAACAGACTATGCCAAAGGTGCCACATCAGGAGACTGGGGTGACGTTTGGGCATAAAATAAGAAGGATAAAAAATGTCTGAAAAAATTATAACAGCAGAATGTGAAAATTGTGAATCGACTTGCGAAATTGCATTTGAAGAAGATTATGTATCAGATGAATCACCAACGTATTGCCCATTCTGCGGTGAAAGAATCGAAATCCTAGATGAATCATATATAGATGATGAGGACTTCGATGAGAATGATGAATGGGACAAATAAATTGGTTATACAACAATAAAGACTTTACAGAAGAAGATGTGGGTGATAATTATGGCTTTGTCTATATTATCACCCATTTAACTACAGGTAGAAAATATATTGGTAAAAAGTTTTTTTACTCTATGAGGACAAAAGTACTTAAAGGTAAAAAGAAAAGGTATAAAACACAATCGGACTGGCAAACATATTACGGATCTAGTGCCGAGTTGCAAAATGATGTTATACTCCATGGTAGAGAAAACTTTAAGAGAGAAATATTACATCTTTGTAAATCAAAAGGTGAATGTGGTTATCTTGAAGCTAAAGAGCAGTTTGACCGTAGTGTATTGGAATCTAACGATTACTACAATGCATGGATTATGGTCAAAGTGAGAAAGTCACATATTAAGGCATTCAATGAGAGAATTCTTACAACAATTAAAGAATAACGAATTTGATGGAATTAACTTCTATCGAAATGATGATGGAGATTTGGAATTTTCACAGTTCCAACTTAAAAACCCAGGTGAAAAGATTGGTGGAACAGAATTAGGTGACTACTTTGATATTATCATTGTGCAAGACGATCCACCAAAAATGCCAGAACGGTTCCAAGCAATATTGACTTCACCGATAGATTATATCGGTCGTATGGCAGAAGATGGTTTTTATGGTGTCGTTACAAAATTTACCACAACATCGAAAGAAGTTATGGATAATATTATGGCTGGTATGGAAGATGAGACTTTTGAATATATTAAAGATTATGAAAAGGAAATGAAAAATGTTTGATAAGTATGAATTAAAAGAAATTTTGTCCAATAGTGTGTCCACAGTTGTGTTTACCAAAATTGACGGTACAGAACGTGAAATGAAATGTACACTTTTACCGGAATATCTACCTACACAACCTGTTGTTGAGGGACAACAGTTGCTAACAGAAGGCTTGACAAGAGCAGAGAATCCTAATACACTCTCTGTGTGGGACATGGAAAGCAATGGTTGGCGTTCTTTCCGTCTCGATTCTGTAAAGGCTGTAAATACGCATGAGACACGCATCCGTTAAAGATTTTGAAAAAGCATTGTCTGGTGGAGAACCATCATGGAAAACCGGACAAACATCATTATCTTCCGCATTAAACTGGTACAATTACCATTCCGATTCCAAAGAAAGTAAGAAGTTCACACTTTCTTATTTGAGAGAAATCGGTGCATCTAAAAAAGACATCGAACTAATTGAAAAGAATCCAGAGGCTGAATTTCAGAATCTAGGTTTTGTTTGTCGCATGAAACTTAGAGGTGCACCTTTAACGGAAAAGAATGAAGAATGGATCAATTCGTTTATTAAAAGACTAAAGTTGAATACTGTGCCTGTAGTAAAGGTTGAAGAAGTTAAACCAACTAAAGTTGTTTCAATACAGGAACGTGTCGCAGAAAAGACCCGTGAATATATTGGTGAAATCGAAGGTTCAATCGATGAGTGTTTTGCCACCAAGAATTTCAAAACAACATTTAAACCATATGAGTTGATGAAAGCCTTAGATATCAAAGGTGCTCATACCAGATTCATTATTCCAGTTTACACTAATAAATTGACCGAGATAGAAAATGCATTAAAAGGTAAAGATAAAGACCTTATTGAAG